ATAAATTATATTAAACAAACTAAAGCGTACACTGATAAGAAAGAATTATTTCACTACGGGTTACCTTACTTTAGTAAAAATAAAAACTCATTAGAATTTAATTTAGATAGATTTGAAGATTTTTTACACAGTCAAAAAATAAGTTTTGAAAGAGTGGATTTAGTTTTAAAATTACAAAGAATATTAAAAGCAAAAAAGAATAGGGGTAAATACAAAGAGAAATCATTGGTATCATGGAGAATAGATAACCCAGGAATAGATAATGAAGATATTATTTTAGAAGGAGAGTTTACAGAGACAACAGGGGAGATAGATTTTGAAGCCTAGATTTATTGCAGGTCCTCCAGGTACAGGTAAAACCCATGATTTTATTCTAGGGTTGTACAAACAATTATTAAAAGAAGATTATCAACCAGAGAAGATAGTAATCTTATCACACACAAACGTAGCAGCTAATCAAATTAAAGAAGCTGTTCTTAAACTTCCAGAGATGCAAGGTAGAGGATTTACATTAAAGTCTATGAAGAAAACAATATCTACAATTCATAGTTATTGTAAAGGTAGATTATTACCCAAAGAGAAATTTGATTTAGATGATCACAAGAATTTAATTATACAAGAGAAGTATTTTAAATTAGATCCTCAAACAGATATAGAAAGAAAACATAAGTTCTATAGATATATTTCTGATGCAAGAGGACATGGTAAAACTTTAGAAGAGTATTGGAAAATATGTAATAAAGATTCTTATAAACCTTACACAATTGAATTAATTAAAACTTTGTATCAAATTTATACAGATTACAAAAAACACAAAGATAATAACAAATGTGACTACGCTGACATGGTAGAAGATTTTTTACATCCTGATGTAAAAGATCCAGAGATTGACGCATTGGTTATTGATGAGTGCCAGGACAGTAATGTACCTCAGACCAAAGCTATTGAGAAGATGTCAAAAAATGTAAAAGAAAGTCATTATTATTTAGTAGGAGATGCAGATCAAACTTTATTTGAGTACTCTGGCTCTGATGCAGACAAATATCACAAATTAGCAGCTAATCCTTATGATGAGCTTAAAGAAGGTAAAAGATGTAGTGAAGCTATTAATAAACACTGTAGGAAGGCCATAGAGCCTATTTGGGACCACTACGGGTCTCATAGGGTGTGGACATCAGCTAAGTACTCAGAGAGGCATAATAAGGGTTCTGTGGGAGAAATTATTAAAGGTAATGGATATTATTTACCAAATTTAGAACAATCGGGTCATTTAGATATTTTGTTAGATAAAATTAAAAATACAACTGAAACTTTTCTATTTACTTACAGAGGAACACCTAGCGACATACGTTGTAGAAATTTTTTTATTAAACACGGATTAGAATTTAGTCATGTGGATAACACTTCTTACGTATCTAAGAAAGAATTAAGAGCGCACAAAGTTTGGCCTGATTTTATAAAAGGTGAGGCTGTAAGTTTAACTCAAGTCAAAGATTTTTGGGATTACATGGGTAGCAAAGTAATTGTTAGAGGCAAAGCTAATAAAGAAATTTTTGATGGTTGGATCAAACAAGATTACACAGTGGACCAGTTAATTGACAAAGGCTTATTAAAACAAGAAACTAAACAATACACCGATTTTGATTTAGTTAGAATCCCTTCTAAAGTTACACAAGAAAAATTAATTTATATTAAAAAAGTTTTAAGCAAAGGATTTAAATTTGATGACAAGGTTCAAGTCTTTTATGGCAACATACACACAGTTAAGGGACTGACCTTTGATAATGTTATTGTTGATGAGACCATTACAAAAAAAGATTTTTACTTTACTTCACTAAGATTAAAATACACTGCTTACAGCAGAGGTATTTTTGATTACTGGACTTTAGCAAAGAGCCCAGGAAAATACACAACAACACTAGGAGTTAGACATGAGTGCTTATAAAAAACAAGTTTCAGGTACGCATTATATGTACATGGAAATACAGCCGGCAGAGTTTATAAATAAAAATAAATTACTTTTTGCAGAAGGTAATGCAATTAAATATATCTGTAGACATCAATCAAAGGGTAAGTTAGAAGATATTGATAAAGCAATACATTACTTAGAAATGATTAAAGAAAGGGATTACAAATAATGTGTACAGTTCCACAACTAAAAGATCTAGATTTAACTGATATAGATATTGTTGCAATTGACTTAGAGACTTATGATCCTAATTTAAAAACTAAAGGTTTAGGTGCAATAAGAAAAGATGGTTTTGTTACAGGAATTGCAATCGCTACAAGCAAACAAACGTTATATTTTCCAATAGCTCACGCCATGACAGAGAACTTAGATCCGGCTGAGACATGGGATTACTTAAACAAACACCTCTTTCAAAACAAAAACATACGTAAGGTATTTCATAATGCAATGTACGACGTATGTTGGATTAGATCTTCTACAGGAGATATGCTTAAGGGTGAATTATTAGATACTATGATTGCAGCATCTGTACTTGATGAAACAAGAATGAGATATTCTTTAGATGCAATTAGTAAAATTTATTTAAATGAAACTAAATATAAATATGATTTAGCGGATCAAGTCTTAGCTTGGTCTAAAGGAACTATTAAAGATCCAATGTCTAACATGCATAAATTACCTTATGAATTAGTAAAAGGTTATGCAGAACAAGATGTTAATTTAACTTTAAAACTTTGGACTTTATTTGAAACAAAATTGGACGAAATATTATATGTTAAAATTAATGAAAAAGGAATCAAAGAACCAAAAACATGTAGAAAAATATTTGAATTAGAAACTAAACTATTTCCTTGTTTAGTTGACATGAAGTTTAAAGGCGTTAAGATAGATGTCGAAAAAGCTAAAGCATTTGGTCAACGTTTAGAAAAAACTAAAAATAATATTATAAATTATATAGCAAGAAAAACTAACATTAGAATAGAAATGTGGGCAGCTTCTTCTATTAAAGCTTTGTTAGATCATCAAAATATTGAGGACTATAAAGTAACTAAAACGGGTCTACCTCAACTTCCTAAAGATTATTTATCTACCCATAAAAATAAATATTTAAGACTTATAGCTAAAGCAAGAAACTTTGATAAAACTAAAAATACTTTTATTGAAGGACTATTAGGTTTTGTACACGAGGGTAGAATACATGCAGACATCAATCAGATTAGATCGGACGACGGAGGAACTGTAACTGGAAGATTCTCTATGTCTAACCCTAACTTACAACAAATACCATCAAGAGGTTTTATAGGTAAGAAGATGAGAGAATTATTTTTACCTGAGGATGATTGTGTGTGGGGTAGTTTTGATTACTCGCAACAAGAACCAAGGATCGTGGTACACTACGCTCTTAAATTAGGGTTACCTGGAACAGATAATTTAAAAGATGAGTTTAACAAGGAGGATGCAGACTTCCACCAGATCGTTGCAGACATGGCTCAGATATCACGGACCATGGCCAAGACTATTAACTTAGGACTCTTCTATGGTATGGGTAAAATAAAATTAGCTAGTGAATTAAACTTAACTAGACAGAAAGCCAATGCATTATTTGCTGCTTATCACGCTAAAGTCCCTTTTGTAAGACAGCTATCACAAGATTTGATTGAGTTTGCAGAAGAACATAAACTTCTTTTTACATTAGAAGATAGGTTCTGTAGATTTAATAAATGGGAAACAAGAAATAGAGAATGGAACAATTTAATTAATAGGTATGAACCTGTACCTATTTTAGATAGAAAAGCCGCAGAGACAGCATTTAAAGCTGAGTTATTAGAAAAATTTAAAGATCATGTAGCAGATAATTACATGAAAGATTTTGATAACTATTACAAACCTGCATTTACTTACAAAGCTTTGAACAGGTTAATTCAGGGGAGTGCGGCAGACATGACTAAAAAAGCCATGGTAGATCTGTATGCACAAGGTATCTTACCTCAAATACAAATTCATGACGAACTTTGTTTATCTATAAAAAATAACAGTAATGATGCTGAAATTGTACAGAAAACAATGGAAAATTCCATTATCCTTGAAGTTAAAAACAAGGTAAATTATAAAAAAGGTTCCAGTTGGGGCAAAATAAAATAAAATATTTCTTTCATATAAGAAAGATCTTTGATAAAATACTTTATCTCATCATAGATATATTGATGCAGTTGGGCTTATTATTACTATTAGCCGGAACTTTTTTAACTATATATATAACAGCTTTTTACCTAATGATTAGGGATAAATTCTATGGAATTAAAAAAAAATAAAAATGAATGTAAAAAATGTGGTCATGCGTGTCATTGCTTGGATGAGTTCCACTCAGACGTGTACGGTCTTTGTTCTTGTGATCCTTGTGAGTGTAATGATCCTAAAAATCAAGGGGAAGAGTGTTTGTCATGTCAATAGCGGAACTGTTCAAAAAAAACTTTGTACTAATACCGGTAATAGCATCGGTACTTTTTGGAACCTTTACGGGCGTTAAGTATATTGTCAATCTAACAGACACAATTAATTCTAATCAAACTCAAATAGTAAATCTTAAAAGAGATTTAACTGTAGCAGAAGAAAAACTTTCAGATCAAAACACAAGACTATCATCAGCAGAAGCAACGTGGCAGATGGCAGAGAATATGTATCGAGTGCTCTCCGACCAGGTACGGGAACACGACTATGATATTAAAGATTTAAGCAGGTAATGTATGGAGACTCTCAGGATGAATTACAAATTTACTGCACTAATAATTATAATGTTTATAGGTCTAACTATGTTTGCAAAACCTGCATATCCAAGAAACGAGTATTTAACTAGTGGAACCAACTCATGCAGAACTGGTGAAGTCGATGTCAGAATCCAAACAGAAAACCGAGACAATGACTACAGACACAATTCTAATTCTAATAATTACGATAATAATAGCGACAACGATAGTCTTAGTGTAACCTACAGGCACTACATTGGGACCGCTTGCACTAAACAATTTAGACAAGTGCAGCAAGAAAACATGGAACTAAAACAACAATTAGAGTTGATGAAGATGTGTGGTAGAGTTAACAGCAACCCTAGTCTTGCGCAAAATGAAAACTTTAGATTATTAGTATCAAAGTGTACGGGCGTAACTCCATCAAAATCTAATACTAGACCTAATACTACTAGTTTATGGGATGAATTAAAAGATGACTACAAAAAAGAAAACCCAGGGCTTAAATTGATGGGTGATAAATTTTTAACATTACCGGTACCTACAAATGAAGATTAGTGAAAATACATCAGTAAGCATGCCGGTCAAGAACATGCTCATGATTATCGCTGGCGTAATTTCAGGAGTGCTGGCCTACACAGAGATTACATCTAGACTAACAAGCCTTGAGACATCAAGAGAATTGTTTCAAGCTGATTTACTTAAAAAAAGTGAGCAGTTACCGACCGATCAGGAACAATTTATGTTGATAGAAGACTTATATAAGTCAACAGAAAAATTAGAGATAACTCAAGAACAAAATATGACCAACAAAGTTAACATACAATTTCTAAACAAACAATTAGAAAAAGCTTTAATTGATGTTGAGAAATTAAAAGATAAAGTTAGAAAAAACGGTAACGGAGATCACTAATGATTGAAATAGTAGTTGCATTACTAATGATTGTTTCAGGAGAGATTAAAGAGCACAGAATACAAGACTCTATGTCTACTTGTTTAAAAGCTAAACGTATCGCAATGAGATCAGGTACAAGTCGTATAGACTACCAATGTATAAAATCTAAAGCAGAAACAGAGATATATATGGGTGAAAAATCAATTGTAAAACTTATATTAAAATAGTATAAAAGAATTAGGAGGATTATTATAATGAAAATACAAGAACATGTAACACATTTTGTAAAAGAACATAAAAAAGCAATAGCAACTGCTGTTGTTATTTTAATTATTGCAATAATTATATAATGAATGAAAGGTAAATATGACTAAAATAAAAAAAACTTTACAAAAACATAGCAAACATCACAGTCCAAAACACATGAAAGAAATGAAAATGGATATGAAAAAAGGAAATAGTTTTTCAAAAGCTCACACTAAAGCTCTTAAAAAAGTTGGAAAGTAATGAGTGGTATAAGTATAAGACCTGAAGTTGTAAAAGGAATATGTCCTACATGTACAGAACATACAATGTTAGTTTCATTAACAAATGATTTTTATAGATGTATAGAGTGTGGGGCAGATTTACAACAACACATAAATGGTAAAATAAGTTATTTACCCGTTATGACTAATCCAGTAAATAAAAAATTAATTGCTAAAGAATTTAAAGACGAAAGTTAATGGCCAAGCAAAATTTTTCGTCATACACGCCTCGTGATAAACCTAAAAAAAGGCCTGGGAAACATAAGAAATCGCTCTCAAAATCTGAGAAAAATAATAATAGAAATAAAAAATATATGGGTCAAGGTCGTTGACAAGTATCAAATAATATCCTATATTCCTTATTAGAAAGCGAGGAATATGAAAAAAGTAACAATAACATCTGAAAACATAACACAAAAACAATGGTCTAATTTATTATTAGAGTTAAATCTAATACGTAAAGCGTGGAAAAACCATGCTAAATTAGAAATCAAAGCTCCCAACATAAAAAAAATAATTACACAAGGGACTAAAATTGACTTTAATTCAGAAGATTAAAGAAAATAAAAGTTGACTTTATAGGTTATCATCCTATATAGTCATTATAAATAAATGAAAGGTTAAAATGACTGATATAAGTAAATATAGAAACGTATCATTAACACATGAGACGTACAAGACATTGATAAAGTTGTCTAAAATCCTATTACCGGATGCAACATTATCTGTAAGTAAAACCATTGAATCAATTGCAAACGAGAGAGCGAAAAAATTAAATGGAAAATTCAAAAAAGCGTAGACATTCTGGTATATGTCCAGATTGTAATGGAAATGGTTATGTCCAGTGCCATATAGAAGAAGGTAGAGAGCACGTAGTATTGCAGTGTGAGACATGCGATTCGGAAGGAGAAATTTATGTGGATGAGTCAGAAGTTATTGAGTCTTATATTGATGCTGATACTCTTACAGATGATGATGTCAGCGTGCACTAGAGACTTGACACCTAACCCTTATACGACAATACTAAGACAACTAATGAAAGAAGGAAATAATGAGTAGTGAAATAAAATTATGGTCAAATAAAAATATGAAAACTTTTGATCCAAATAAAAAAAGAAAATTACTTACAAATAACTTATCTCAAACGAGAGCTGTTGATAATTTTTGTAATACATTAATTAAAATTATTAAAACTAAATATAAAAATGGAAGAAAAGGTTGTCTTAGTGCAAGCGAAAGATTGGATTATGTACAACGTTTTTGTGAGGGAAGAAAACTACGTAATGAGGATATAAGAAAAGCATGCAACAAAGAATTAATGGAAACACATGTTTCTGGAGTTTCTTTTGAATAATAATTTTCACTTAGATACAGCTTATATTGCAGGACTCTTTGATGGCGAAGGTTCTTTAACTTACAAAAAATATAAGGAAAAGAAAAAATCCGGTACGTATGACTGTTGGCGTATTAGCATGGAGATTTCTATGACTGATAAAGATGTTATAGAACTTGTACATGAAACGTTAATGGTGGGCACCGTTAGGCCTAAGAAGGTCCCTACAGGTATGAAACCACAATGGAGATGGCGTTGTACGTTTAGGGATTGTTTGCGTGTGTGTAAGATGCTGTGGCC